GGTGTTAAACAATACATGACTTACAACACTACTAATTATATTTGTTTTACGAATTATAAAGATGCAATTCCGTTAGATCAAGATGATCGTAGATGGTGGGTAATCTTTGTGCCTATTGAATCATTAGAAGAAATGCCTAACTATGTCGGTGAGTCAGTTTCCTCGTATTTCCCTAAGTTATTTGGAGCTGTCAGAAAGTATGGGCCAGAAATAAGAAAATGGTTATTAGAATATAAACTAAGCGAAGAATTTTTGAATATTAAACAAGCGCCTATGACTGATTATAAATTAGGAATGATTGCGACTGAAGAAGCGGGTTTTGAGGGTCTAACTGAGATTAAAGAATTGATTAAAAAAGGATCAGATTATTTCAATGAAAATGTAATTTGTTCAAATGATTTATTCGATGCTTTAATGTTTGAACATCCTGAATTAGAAATTATAGGTAGAACTCGACATGTAATTTTGAAGAAATTGGGATATACTGCACTTCCGACTCCTGTAAAAATTGATGGAAAAGCGAGAAGAGTTTGGGCGAAAAAAATTATTGATAACGAAAAAGTGAGAAAATTATTAGAATTATGATAACGCAAATAAATATTTTTGATAAAAATCAAAATTTTAAGTCAGGAGATTTAAATGATAATTTTATAAAATCTTTAAAACAAGGAGATTTATTTTCATTTCATTGTCGAGATTTTATAAAATATTTAGGTTTTAAAAGATGTGATAAAAATTTTAGAAAAAATTTTTTAGAATTTTTAAATTTACATAAAATCAAATATGTAATTTCTAATAAACGTTTAACTAAAGATATAATTTATAATTTTGTTAATGCTGAAAAAATTGTAAAAGAAAATTTAGATAAACCTATATTTTATGGACGAGAAACTTGGAGAAGTTTATATAATAGATTGATAAATGAAAAATCAACAACAAAAACGTTCGAAGAATTAGTAGAAGATCAAATTAAAATTAATAAAAGAATTTATTCTTTAGAAATTAAAGAAGATAAACAGTGTCTTTCTGGTGGTTTTAATTCTGGTTGTTGGTTAATTTTATTAAAATTATGAAGTAAGACAAGCTGGATATTACCTACTTGTGCGACTTGATAACCAAAAAGTGAGAAAATTATTAGAATTATGAAAAAATTGCAAAAATTAAGAATACCTTTTCAAGGTTCAAAACAATTAATAGCTGAAAAACTATTAAGAAAAATGTTAGAAGTAAAACCTAATGCGAAATACTTTGTAGATTTGTTTGGCGGAGGAGGTTCTATGTCGTTTATGGCTTTACAATTCGGATTGAAAGTTATTTACAATGAAAAAGATAATAGACTAGTTAATTTTCTAAAATTTATTTTAGAAAGAATTGAAAAAGGAGAAAAAAGTAAATTTGGATTGTTTCCCGAGGAATTTTATCAATTTATAGACAGAAAAACTTTTCACAAAGTGAAATATGAAGATTCACCTTTTGGTGAATTTGTTTCAATTTGTTATTCTTTCGGTAACTCACGTGCGGCAAATAAGAATTACTTTTGTGGGAAAGATAAAGAAGAATTAAAAAAATTGGCACATAATATTGTGATTTTTCAATGCGAAGAAAGTTTGAACAAATTAAACAATTCGCTTAACGAAAAAATTTCGTTAAGTGAATTGTTTAATTGGAATGACAGGCGTTTAGATTTTATAAAAGATTATTCGAAAAATAGGCCGGAGCATATACAGAAGATACAGCAGTTGCAACAGTTGGAACGGTTGCAACAGTTGGAACGGTTGGAACGGTTGGAACGGTTGGAATTGTTGGAACGGTTGGGGCAATTGCCATTTTTTAGAATTACAAATCTTGATTTTAAAAAAGTGAAAATTGAAACGCCGGTAGAAGAGACAATTGTTTATCTTGATCCTCCTTACATTAACACAGATGGATATGGCGAAAATTTTAATCATTCAGAACTTTATGATTATATGAAGAAATCAAAATACGATTGTTTTTTGAGTGAATATCAAAGTCCTTTTGTTGCGATTTTAGAAATTAATAAAAGAAAAATGTTCAATAAAGAAAGCAGAGCTAAAGAAAAAGCAATTGAAAAATTATTCATAAATATTTAAAATCATGTCGGGCAAGTCGCACAAGTCCGAGATTATCTACTTGTGCGACTTGATCTTTAGATACGGTTACAATATAGGATACGATTTTTTAGGAAATCGTATCCTTTTTTATTTTTCGTCTGAAGTGTTGATTCTATTGCTTCTTTTTATTATATTTATATTATATAGTTACAGGTTACAAATAAATAATATAAATTAATATTATACAAAATAAGAAATATATATAAAGAGAATAATAAAAATAGAAATATTACATTTGTATAGAAGAGAATAGGGATTTTGATGTGTAACCGTGTCCTTTTTCGACCTGGAATTTGTCCGGTATTGGTTTAGATGAGGTTTTGGTAGTGTTTTATGTGAAACCTTTTCATTGTAACTCGAGTCGAAGCGTTAAAAATAATTGCTTTAAACTAAAATGTTTACTTTTGGGCATTAGGAAACTACAATTGGAGTTATTCGATCAACAAAAAATTTATTCAACATGGCTGGTGTAAAAAACTTAATACCATTGACGAAACAATCAAAGGAGAAACAAAGAGAAATCAGATCTATGGGCGGAATCAAATCAGGTGAGGTAAGACGAGAGAAACGAGACCTGAAGCAGTGTTTCGAGATCGGCCTAGAGTTCCTTACTAAAAAGACTTCTGACGAACTGAAGAGCGCAGGAGACGAGAAACAAGCCGAGATAGTTGCTAAGATCGGAGTTGCTGCTTATTCGATGTTAAAAATTGCAGTTTCGAAGAAGGCTAATGAACAAACTAAGCTTAATGCATGGGAAGCGATTTGTGATCGGATGGAAGGAAAACCAATTAGCAAAAGTGTAATAGATGCAAACGTTAAAACAGAAACTACAGTTTTAACTGAAGAAGAAAAGCAAATTATTGAAAGGCAAATTAAAAAAGAAGCCGATAAATTAACCAATTCAAAAAAATAATGTCGGTTGATCTTTACTCTAGAAAAACACTAAATCATTTGCTTCAGACTAATTTTTCGCCATTTTATCATAAAACATTTCAGGCTCTTCATAGAAATAGAGATTTTGAAATTAATTGGCACATTGATGCTATTTCAGAGTTTCTAATGGGAATGAGAATGGGTCAATTTAGACGAGGAAATATTAACATAAGGCCTAGGATAGGTAAAACTCTACAATGTTCAGTTGCTTTTCCTATGTGGTGGTTAGGAGATGAACCGTGGATGAATTTTATTTGCGCATCATATTCTGCTGAATTAAGTCAAGAAATTCATCAAAAATGTCGAACATTAGCAAACCAATCATGGTTCAAAGATGCATTTCCTAAATTTAGTCTTAGTAATTCTGTTGAAGATGATGAAAATGAAGCAATAACTAAAAACACACAGAAACAATTCATTACCACTGAAGGAGGAAGAAGAGTATCAACTTCTGTAGGTGGATCCATAACCGGTAAAGGCGGAGATGTTATTGTAGGAGATGATTTAATGAATCCGGATGAAGCAAATTCAACGACAAAAAGAGAGAGTTGTCTTGATTGGTGTAGAAATTCATTATTTTCACGATTTGATGATAAGAAAAAAGGAATTTTTTTAAATGTGCAACAAAGACTCCATGAACATGATTTTACAGGAACTTTTGTCGATAATACATGGGAAAATTTAATTTTACCAGCAAGATTTGATGAACGAAGAATTTACACGTTCGGTGATTTTAAAAAAGAAGTCAAAGAAGGTGAATGGCTTGATGAAAAACGATATAGTCAAGCTGAAATGGATGAAGATATTAAAAACATGGGCAGTAAGAACTACAATGCACAATATTTACAACAAACTGTTCCTGCTGATGGTGAGATCTTCAAAAAAGAGTATTTCAAATACTTCACTTATGCCCCTAAGTTTGATTTTCGTGCCATTTATGCCGATACTGCTCAAAAAGAAGGAACAATTAACGATTACAGTGTTTTCATGTGTTGGGGTGTTCGTTATGTTGAAGGAAGAAAGTTTGCATATCTGATTGATGTAATGAGAAAGAAACTAACGTCTCCTAAGCTTCTTGTGGCATCAAAAGAATTTTGGAAAAAACATGCCAAAGATCTTTCATCACCTCTGATTCATTGTGATGATTGGGTTCCTGACATGTATAGTCTTGATAATCAAGGTGAACTTATCAAATTTGCAATTGAAGATAAATCATCAGGATCCGGCTTAATTCAAGACTTAGAAAATGAGACAAATATACCGATTACTAAGCTTTTACCTGAAGCTGATAAAATATCTAGAGCCAACGACATATTGCCTAGAATGGAATCAGGGCAAGTTTTATTTCCTAAAAATGCACCATGGCTTCCTGTTTTAGAAAAAGAATTATTGATTTTTTCACCTAAAACTATCAAAGATGCAAAAAAGAAGAAAGACCAAGTCGACACATTGACTTATGCAGTAAAAGATTTACTTTTTGAATCTGCTGATCTAAAATTGCGTCCTATGAATTATTCTGGATTATTAAACGAAGTTAAAATCTATGGCTCGAGATAAAAAAACAACTAAAGAATTAACCATCCAAGATCAAATGAAAGCTGATGGCTATGTTGATACCGCCAAAAAGATCGGTCAAAAGGTTAGTGGCAACACAGGATTCAATCTGAGTCTTGCTGATGATCCAACTATTGCTTCAATTTATGTAGGTAATGGTCTAGCTAAGCGTTATATCGATTTAGTTGTTGATGATATGATTCGCCAATGGATTACAATACCTGAAGACACTGATGGCAAAGTTTTGAATTATTTAAAAGCACTTAAAGCCAAAAAAGAATTTAAGAATGCACTTCGTGCATCTAAACTTTTTGGTGGTGCGTTAATCTTCATGGTGATTGAAGATGGTAAGCTTCCCAACGAACCAGTCGACATTAAAAACATCAAATCAATTCATAAATTAAAATATTTCAGTAGAAAATACGTTACAATTGATTCACTGAATTATTACAATGATGCAACTCAAGCCAACTATGGTGATCCTCAATTTTTCACTGTAAGTGTCAATGGTAAAATGGAAACTTTCCATGAGTCAAGGTGTTTAGTTTTCACAGGTGAATATTACCCTCAAGATGAACTTGCAATTAATCCTGGTTATGAAAAATATTGGGGTCTTTCAATTCTGCAATCGCTTCATGAGACGTTTGAAGATTATGGCTTAGCATTACAGGCATTATTTAGATCATTGCTTAAAGCAAATATTGATGTTCTTAAAATTAAAAATTTGATGCAGCTTTTAGCATCAAAAGATGGACAAAAGCAATTAGATGCAAGAGCACAGATATTTGATTTAGCAAAATCAGTTTCAACGACTCTTTTACTTGATAATGATGAAAGTTTTGAAGCAATTTCTCAACAGTTAAACGGTGTTGCAGATGTGTTCGGTAAATTGCAAGAAACCTTGGCCGGTATGACAGGAGTACCTAGTACAATTTTATTTGGTACTAGTGCAAAAGGTCTTCAAGCTGATGGTTCTGGTGAAATGAGAATTTATTATGACAAAATTAAATCTGATCAAGAAGAAGATTTGTTAGAACAACTTGAAAAACTAATCGATTTAATTTCTTACGCTGAAGATGCTAAATTAGAAGCCGAAGAAGAATATTGCATCGAATTTAATTCATTATGGCAACAAACCGATGAAGAAAAAGTTAAAATGAGAGCTGAACAAGCCAAGACCGATGAAATCTACATTAACACAGGAGTCGTTGATCCAAATGAAGTTAGAACTTCTAGATTTGGCAACGGTAAATATTCAGTCGAAACACTTGTTGAAGGTGATGCTCCTGAACTTCCTGAAGAAACAGATCAAACAAATATTGATCCAAATAAAGCAAATTAATCATGGCAAAAAATCCATTATTAAAGCAACAAGTTTTAATGGCCAATCGTGGCAAGATTAAAATCAAAAAGCCTAAGAAGTGGTTGTTTCCAATGGCTGCTGAGAGATCTTACAAAAGACAATTATCAGAAATCAATAAAATTTTCTACGACAAAGTTAAAGAAAATATTACTCCTGCTTTACCCTTGCTAGTTGCTCAAGCAAAATCACTAAGACCTGATTCAAATGATATAAAGCTAGATGCATCATGGATTGATCAATTAAAACAACTCGTTGATAAAACTTATTTTGATTTTATTTCTGTAGTTACACCAAATAGAGTATCGAGACTTACTATTGAGCAAGGTGAAAAGATTTCTTTGATGAATAAAGAACAATTTGTCAAAACAATCCACTCATCTTTGTCTGTGAATCCAATAGTCCAAGAGCCTTATATAGAAACACAGTTGAAGCTTTTTCAAACTCAAAATACAGATTTAATTACTAAAATGGGGTTAGATCAAAAGGCAAGAGTTGAACAAACCCTTTATTCTAATCTTTCTCAAGGAAACGGCATTGAAAAAATTCAAGAAGAACTGTCTAAGTCTGAAGGCATTGGTGAAAACAGAGCAAGATTGATTGCAAGAGACCAAACCAATAAATTCAATGGTCAATTAACTCAACTTAGACAACAAGAAGTGGGAATTGTGTCTTATGTTTGGACCACAGCTCAAGACGAAAGAGTAAGACCAGCACATAAAGTTTTGGATGGAGAAACATTCACTTGGGAAAAAGGACCTAAAATTGGACATCCTGGAAGCGAAATAAATTGTCGTTGTATTGCACAACCGATAATTACTAATTCTATGTTTGATTAAAATGTTTACTTTTACTTTGATTGTTGTAATAATTTCAAAGTAAAAGTAGATAGTACTTACGAAATTAAAAATAATTAATATGGAACATGGAACAAGTTTTAAGATTTGATGAAATAAACTTAGATCAGTTAAAATTAACTGAAACTCCTGAAGGATTTCTAGAAGGGTATGCCATTGCAACTAGGACCGGCGTATTTTCATACCGCAAGGCTGACGGTTCTATTCAAAGAGAACTAAGAACTGATGAAGAAGTATTTAATCAAGATGCAATTGATTCATTTAAAATGAAACCAATCACCAATAATCACCCAGAAGATATGGTGAATATTGACAATGCATCTGAATTGTCGGTTGGCATGACTGGCCAAGATATTAAGAAGATTGACAATTATTTAGCTCCATTTATTAAGATTACCGATAAACAAGCGGTACAAGATGCAAAATCAGGTAAACGTGGCCTTTCATTTGGCTACAAAGTAACTCTCGTGAAAAAAGATGGTGTATTTAAAGGTGAGAGATATGATTATGTTCAAACGAACATAAGAGGGAATCATTTGGCGCTTGTCTATGAAGGAAGAGCTGGCGATAAAGCTAAGCTTCGACTTGATAGCCAAGATGCTATTTGTGTTTTTAATACTAACTTCAATGACAATCTAAATATGAAAAAAATACGATTAGATGGCAAAGAGTTTGAAGTTTCAGAAGAGATCGCTTCGAAGATCGACTCTATTGAAGCGGAAAACACAGAGCTGAAAAAAGATAAAGAGGATTTGTCAAAAGACAAATCTGATTTGCAAACTAAATTAGATACTATAACAGGTGAAAAAGACTCTATTCAAGTAAAACTTGATGAAGAGTTAAAAAAAGATCATACTGTTAATATTGCAACTAAAGTACGAGCTAGAATCGATCTAGAAAAGAAAGCATCTGAATTTTTCAAATCAGATGAAGACCTTTCTAAATTATCTGACAAGGAAATTAAATCTAAAGTTATCACTTTATTTACGAAAGAATTTAAAGCTGATGAAGTTAGTGAGGATTATTTGACTGCAAGATTTGACAGCATTATTGACATTAAAAAAGATGCCAACTTTGCTGAAAATATCAAAGCAGCTTCTAATAAGACTGATTCTAGTCAATCTTCAGTAGCCGTTAGTAATGCGGATCTACAAAGAGATCTTATCAAAAATTCAACTAAAAAGGAGTAAACTTATGCCGATTATAAAATATGCAAATGAATTGGACGTTGCAATAAACGGACAAATCGCAAATTTACAAGATAGCAATATCAAAACAAGAAATGCTCAACAAGCAATCGGTTTCGGTAAAGCTGTTGTAGTAGGTATCGTTGGCGGAACTGATGTTAAAAACATCTTTAAAAATAAAGTTTCTGTTACTTATTCAGCAGACTTTGTTGCCTCTAACTCAATCCCAATGTCAGTTCAAATTGGAACTGCAACTGCCCTTACAATCACTCCAGTAGTTTACGCAACATCTCATGCTGCAACTTTCGCTGCTTTAATCGCTGCGATTGATGCTCTTCCAGGTGTTTCTTGTGTTGCTGGAACAGGTCGTGAAATCTTGATTACTGTCGATC